TTAATACCGATTGTTTAAGCAATTCTTCATCATCATGGTATGCTGAGTTGCCAATAATATTCCAAGGAAACCATTCAGAATTTATTACATCTTTAAATGATTCTAAATGTTTTTCTTCTAATACATTATCAATTACTGTTATCATTCTGCCATCCTTGTAAAGTTTTTATATTTCTCAAATTTCATTACTCTAGGAAACTTATCAATTAGAGTATCGCCTTTGTGTGAAATAACAAAAACATTTTCCTTATCTTTGTTTGTTAGTATTCTCATAAACTCATCTGTACCTGATGAATCCAACGAACTATCAAATATCTCATCTAGTATCAGTAGATTTGTATTTGTAGAATTTTTTAACTTAGCAATCTCTCGCCAAGTGAAAAGAATAGCTAAATCTATTCTCAATTTTTCACCTTCACTAAAAGAATGATAGTTGAACTCATCACGGTACCTAGACTTAATTGTTTCATTAAACTCCTCATCAAGAGTAAAATTAACAAAGAAGTCCATATCTGCTAAATGTTTATTAATATACTGGTTCATAATCGGTAGGTATTGATTAATGATTTTTGTCTTGATTCCAGTATCTTGCATAAGGTGTCTAGCAGTATCTATATAAACTTTTTCATCTTTATGTTTTACTTTACTTTTTCCAGCGTCAAGCAATTGTTCGTGTAGTTGATTTAATTCACCAGTAGCAACAGCTGATGATTGTTTCTCATCTATTAACTCTGCTATCTCTTGCCCTAATCTAGTTGTTTGTTTTTTTATTTCTTCTATAGATGTTTCATAACGATTAATCAATAACTCTTTTTCTCTAATCGTAACCATTGTTTTATTGATGGTATCTAGTTTCATCTCACTTGTTTTAATCTCTTTGTCTATCTGACCAAGTGCTATCTCTAACTCTTGTATCTTCTCTGCCTTTTTAGATTGCATTGTGGTTCTAAATGTATCATCAATTACTTGTTGACAGGTAGGACAATCATCATGTGTTTGAAAGAAACCTAAATCTTTTTTATGTTTACTACAAGTATTTTCTAACTTGGCTTCCATGGTATGAAGTTTTTTATGTTTATCATTTACTTTAGAATGATCTATCACTTGTCTTTGTAACTCGGCAATCTCTGTTCTAACTTTTCTTACATCTTCTTCATAGTTAGATATATCGGTTATAGATTTATTTAAATCTGCCTTTTTAGAATCTGCTAAATCTTTACTACGATTATTAATATCATCAATATGTTTCTTTTGTGTATCTATTCTATCATCTATTAACTGATAATCAAAATCTGCTTGTTTAATTACTTCATCTTGATTCTTTTGTTTCTCTCTAAACATAATATTCATTTTAGAAAATATCTCTATGTCTAATATTTCTTCTACCACTTGTCGTCTATGTCTAGCTCTCAATTGCATAAAAGGAACAAACGAGGCATTGCCCAAGATAACAACCTGTGTAAATGATCTAAAGTTTAGTTTTAATATTTGATTTTCTAAATGTTTTTGATAATCTTTTACAGCAGCGTCTTGATTTAACATATCACCATCACACCATATCTCAAATTTATTAGGTTTGATACCTCTTATAATCTTGTATTCTTTTTGACCTACTATAAATTCAACTTCTACAACACACTCTTTTTCGTTAATCGTATTGATTAGTTGATCTTTCTTAATATTACGAAATGGTCTTTGAAATAACCCAAAACATAAGGCGTCTAACATGGTAGACTTACCTGCACCATTCTCACCAACAACCAATGTTGTAGGTGCTCTATCTAATTGTATCTCTATAAATTGTTGACCTGTTGATAAAAAGTTTTTATATCTTACTTTTTTAAATACTATCATTCTGTAACCACATCACTATCTTGTGCCTCTACATACATTTCTTTAATCATAACCTTTAATTTATCTTTGTCTAAATCAACTGGTAACTGATCTACATAATTGTTTACTAGTGTCATTGTATCTTCCGATCCTTCTACTACATCATCACTTACATTGGTATGGCTTAAGTCAGAATAATCTTCTAATATTTTTAATTCATGTACACTAATTTTAGTGTATAGTTTTTCAAGAAATCTATCAAACATTTGATTATCTTTTTTATGTACTACTACAAGTTTTACAAATTTTTGATTGAAGTCTGATATATCAACCTTATCATAGTTTATATCTTTATCATTATACATAATCTTTTTAAATATCTTTAATGGATTAGGAACAAACTCTACCTCTCTTGTTTCTGTATCTAATACATGAAATCCTTTTTGATTACCATAGTCTGACCAAGTAATCTCATATTGATTACCTAGATAGAATACTTGACCATCGTCATTCTTGTGGTGAAAGTGGCCACTATATGTTCTTTCAAATCTTCTTACAATATTCTTATCATAACCATGTGATTGAACCATTGTGTCCATCATTCTAAATCCATTTAAATCCAAATGACCCATACATATGTCTGCTTCTGCTGTGTTAAGCATGTGCATGGACTGTGCTTCATTTTCTGAATTGATCCAAGGTAACATTAATAGTTTTGTACCATCAAAGTCAACTACTTTTGGTTCTTCGTAAATAAATGGCTCGTTCACACCGTCAGGTGCTGTGCATAATTCTTGTATCGCATTTACCTTGTTTGTGTTACGGAAATATATATCGTGATTACCTATGAGAATGTGGGTGTCTATCTTTTCTTCCCACAACTTCTTCATAAACTTATGTCTAAAATTGTGTGCAATCCTAAAATTAATAAACTTTCTCCTGTCAACAACATCACCTAGATGAATAAGTGTTTTTATATTATGTTCCTTTAGATAAGGAAAAAATATATCGTTGTAGAACTTGTGGAAATAATCATCAAATATAAGACTATCGTTTCTAGCACCAAAATGAGTGTCGTTTAGTAAGGCAATTTTCATAATATACTATTTTTTAGTTTTAACTTTTTTCACTTCTGGTGGCTCTTCTTTACTGTTTCTTTGTAAAAACTCTAACATGGCACTTTGATATTGTTTATCATCTCCTGCCAATTGATCCATCATATTTTCTACACCTGCATTTTGTATTAACTTAGCCTTTACTTGCATTTGTTTTTTCTCTTTTTGTATTCTTCTTATAAATGCATAGTATATAATCTGTGTAAAATATGCGAACGGATTGTTTGACTTCTCTGGATTAAAGTTACTCATATATTGTAAACAGTTTTCTATACCGTCTGATATCATATCATCTCGGTATGTGTAGTTAATAAAGTTTGGTCTATATGATAAGTGATTTGCAATTTTTAAAAAGCACTCACCTATATAATTAGTAACATCTGGTTTCTTTCGGTTCTTATCTTCTGCTTTTATACACTTATTTCGGTACTCAACCATCGCCTCAAGAAACTTCTTATTATCCACATAATGAGGTTTCAGTTTTGCTTTTTTAATTTTAATTGTTGTTTCCATAACTCACTTTCTTTGTAATACATTATACTACATTTCTTAGGAAAATGCAAGCCATCCTGCTTAAATAAATTTATTTTCTTAATGTGCTTGACAGTCCTAGGAATTCTGTTATAATCGCATATGTAGTGCGTTGAGAGGGAAGCTTAGCTAATATATTAATGTAGAGTTTTCTTTTCACCAAATATATCTTCTTCATACTCTAATAACTTTTCTTCTCTTTCTCTATCCATTTCTTCAGCAACTTTTAAAATATGTTCCATTTCTTCAGTTGAGAGAGGTGGCTTGATTTTTACATTTTGTAATTTATTTAAAACAACTTCATAGTAGTGTGCCAATTCTTTTGCAGCCAAAGAAATAACTAGAACTTTATCTTTTGGGATATTAAATTTTTTATCAGAGGTAAAAGGTATCCAAGGCGCCAATGATGAATCATCTTTCATACCAACCTCTGTTAGTCTTTGAACTGTAGTTAGCTGTAATGGATTCTCAATAGTTAATTCTGTCTCATTGGTAGATATAGTTCCAACCAATAATGTACCATCGGTCAACTTAACCATTCTGTAATCTGTGGGGTGATCTGGTCCTTGTATTGTCATATAACTATTTATCTATCCTTTAGGTCTATGTTATGAATTTCGTAATCAAATTCCTCTTCGGTATATATGTTTATTCTCTCTTGAAAATGTTTTAGTGTAAAGTTTTCTTTAGACTTATATGTTAAGTCATCAGCTATATCGTATAATGTAGCATTAACTTTATTATCGCCTAGTCTTAATCCTCTACCAATTGATTGTAGATTTCTTATTCTACTCTTTGAAGGACTTGCAAATATTATATTGTGTAAATTCTTAATATTAATACCAGTAGAGAATGTTCCATAACTTGCAATAATAATAGCATTGTTTTCTTTCTCTACTATCGCTCTAGCCTTTTCTCTTTCTTCCGTTTCAACACCTCCGTAGATGTAAAATATTTTACGTCCCTCTTCAGCCTTTTCTTTTATTATCTCTTGTAAATTCTTACCATGTTTTTCTACTAACTGAAATAAGACCAAAGTATTACCTTTAAGTTTAAGTGCTAGATTACGAATAAAATTTTGCCTTGCAACACTTGTAACTAGATAATCTATTTCATCTTGATACTTACCATTAGTTACCATTTTAGAATTAGCTTCAGAATGTTTTAGTATTAAACATCTTACAACTAAATTAGATAATTGATTTTTATCCATAAGTTTTTTAGTTGATGTAACTTTATTTACAGCACCAAACAATCCCTCTAATACAAGTTTATGAGTATGAGCACCATCTAAGGTACCTGTGAGACCTATACGATATTTACAATCAGTAAGTTTAGTCATAATCTCTGTCAATGATTTTGATTTAAATAAATGTGCTTCATCACCAAATACAACTCCAAACTGCTCAAAGTATTCTTTCGGTAATTTATATAGACTTTGCCATGTAGATATCAATACTTTTTTGTCTGTCTTATTTGAATAACCGCTATATAATCTATGGCAATTATTCTTTACATTCCAACCATATGATTGAAAGTCGGTATACATCTGTTCAACCAATGATGTTGTAGG